ACATCCGTTGGGCGTCTTTAGCGTTTCGCACTAAACCTGACACATACAAGCGACCATCTACTTCAAATTCGTTACCAACTACCCGAACGACAGGAATAAACTTGCCTGCCCATTCTCTTTCTTCTAACACTTCGTAGCCGTTGGTTTTCATCCACATAACTTTTTTAACATCCACCATTCGGCTCTTGATTGGTTTTAAGCCCATCATCTTCATCTGCTTATCTTCAGGTGAGCCATCAAAATGACTCATATTGCCTGGGTACAGATTCAGTTTAGTCGGTGTATGTTTGTAATAAAAATATTCAGCAATACGGATTGTATTTTCATTTATCCATTGGCTAAGTGACGAATCACCTACGCCTTGCGCTAGCATGGATGAGATTGGCGCAGCGTCTGGAAACTGTCTTTCGTATTCGTCTTTTTGTATATCTTCGGTAATAAAACAATACTCAGCGTCTGATCCGCATGGGTCTTGAATTAACGGATCCATGTAAACGCTAAAAGCGTTACGGATTCTGCCAATACGGATGTCTTGATCAAAGGTTTCGTCGTTACAATATTCAGTCAAAATACGGATATAACCTTCACCGTAGGTGACTTGATTGTCGCAAGCCGTATCGTATGCCACATCCGCATCTGAGATGTATTCAATATGACGCACCATGCCATCAAAGATTTCAGCAACTTCAACGTCGCCTTTATCATCCGCAGGAATTACCTTCCCAGAGGGTCGATTTTGACGTTGTTCGTTAGTAACTTGCCTGACGTGTTGAGGCAATTTGTTAATAGTAAGGCAAGGCCTAGCGTTGATGGTCTGTCCTTGAACAGAACCACGGGTAGCCAATACGTCAGCAGGCCATTGCCATTGATTATCTGGAGAACCAGCCATAAATCGAAGGTCATCTAATTCATCTTCGCGGGATTCGCTATACGCTGACAACGCTGTTGTAAAGCGTGAGCGCATCGTAGATAGCTTATCCTTTGGATCTTCATTGGTTGTTGGGTTGCTACCGACGTCGGCTACTTTACCGACAAGGTTCATGTTTGACTGGTCGTATGCCATTATTTTTTCATTTTGCCTGCTGGTTTAGCTGCGCTGCGCTTTGTAGCGTAGGCAATCGCCACCGCTTGTTTGACAGGTTTGCCTGCTTTTACTTCAGCGCGGACATTTTCTCGAAATGCTTTAGGACTAGCTGATTTTTTAAGTGGCATGATTATTTCTTCTTTGCAGTTTTAGCTGAATCTTTAAAATCTTTGGCAGTTGGCGCACCTTTTGCCCCCATTTTTCGCATTTTTTCTTTAGATCCTGCTTCTATTCTTGCACGTTTAGCATGGATGTTAGCATAAAGTCCAGGTTTACTTGCCATTTAATTCTCCTTTAGCAGTTCCAATTTTTAAGTGCGGCTTTAGCGCGCGGTGCATCGCCTTTAGCGTGTTTAACAACTCCTGACATTCTCGCACAAAACGATGCTTTTCTACCAGCATCGGCTTTTGTTTTTGGATTCGGTGCAGGAGCTTTCAAATTACTGTTGTTTTTTGCATTGTACTCGGCTCGCCCTTTGGCGGTCATCCCCGCGCCCTTATCAGTTGGGTTATAGTTCTTGCCCTTACCCGTGGTCGTGCGAGCTATTGGTTTGTCGTGTTTAGTAGCCATTATGACCCCATCCAAGAGTTAGAGACCGCACCTTGATTCTGGTACGTATTCTTTCGGATTATACCCTTATATTCCCGATGTGCAACAGGAAACGCAAAAGTCAATGCAATAGCGTCGGCTGCGTCAGGTGACGCCAGCCCTCTTGACCTCATATCTTTCTTCGATTCCAAGAAGATGCTCCCCTTGCTATCAGGCTTCATCATGGGCGAGATCAGATCACTTTTTAAGTACCGATCCGTAGGCACGCTGGCTGACTTGAGCCATTCTCGCATATCGCCCCACATCTCCGCCCGTTTGTTACCATACATCATACTGTTTTTTGCTTTGTTCCCGAAGTTAACACCTTTGATCTTATAGCGTTGCTCTTTCAGTCTGTCCACTACACCAGCTCCTAGCCCACCTTCGTCGATGTTGACTAGCGTCGGCTGATATTCCTCGATAGCCTCGATCACCCGCCCAACGGTTTCCATTGTATCGTCACCTTTGTGCCGCTTGATGGCTATGACATCCCGTCCTTGTCTGACAGCGATGACGGTTGAGTCCGACCCAAACCGTGCAGGGTCAACCCCAATGATGATAGGCGCAGTATTATCCTTGTACTTTTCCCGTTGCATGGCTTCTTCGACTGTGTTGACGCTGATGAACTGATCATCCGATGCGTTCGGGAACATACCGTACACTTCCACGTGGGCTTGCACCGAGTCCGAGCCGTACTCAGCGATGATCTGCTCATAAACGTTCTTGTCTGTACCTTCGACTTGGCGTGAGTCAATGTTGCGGTTTTTCCAAAACTCCCGCTTGGAGTGGAACGCCTCATAGAAATAACCCGAATTCCGTCGTGGGTTGCTAAACGCCATCCAAAACCTGTTGGGCGTGTTCTCTGTGAAAAACCCTGACGTCACCGCCCAAATAGAATCATCAATACCCGACGCCTCATCGAATATAACCATCACCCCGTCGTAGTTGTGAACCCCCGCGTAAGCATCAGGATTCTCCGCCGACCACAGTCGTCCTTCAACACCCCAGTACCGCGTGCCTTTTTTCAAATCACGCTCGACTAGCTCAGTCAACCATTTGGCTGGCATCACCCGTGTTGCCGATACCTCAAACCAATGGCTGTTGATGGACATGGATAGCCACTTCGTTATCTCCGCCCAGGTGACACTTCTGAGCTGGCTTTCCGAGTTAGCCGACACGATGACTGTTGCGCCTATTCTGGTGGATAACATCCAATGCTCTAGCCATGAGACTAGCGCCGACTTACCAATTCCACGCCCAGACGCTACCGCCTCGCGTAGCACATCAAAGTCCAACTTGCCTTGGTTCTGTTTAATATGTTCGGCTATGTCTAATAAGATTTCACGTTGCCACTTGCGTGGCCCTGTGAAATTCTCAAGTGGCGTACCCTGTTGCGACCACGGATAGCAATACATCACAAACGCTAGCGGGTTGTCCTTGATCGCAGGACTCCACAGGCGTGACATTAACTCTTGTTCGTCTTGCGCTGAGTAGATGGTGGATTGCATTTAGGCGACTTTTTGTTTCAGTTCAGGTTTCACGTGGAACGCTTCAACGTCGGTTGGTTGGCTTTCCACTTGTTTGAACACGCCTTCGATCACGCGCTGTTGCGCTTGTTCAAGTGCGGCTGTGATCGAGATGCGCTGCTCAACATCTATCGACAGTTGTTGTTTAGCTACCCAGCCATGCTGGTGCTTGAGGATTTCTAGCGCAGCTTTAGCGTCGCCATCAGCAGCGGCTTTGTGCAGTATCGCTGATAACTCCATCTCGCCATCAGCTTTGCCTTTTTCTTCAGCATACGCCGCAATAGGATCTAGTTGCGTGAGCTGTCGGTATTCGGTAGGGCGCATCCCAGCAGCAAGGGCAAGTGTGTCGCCTTTGAGTCCTAACTTGGCAGCATCGTATATGCGTTGCAATCTAGCCTCGGTAGCTTCTAGCTTGCGTGGCTCATACACATAGGAATGAAAGTTATCAAACATGGTGGAATCTTATCATAGATTTTTTATAAAAAAATAAAAAGTTTGAGCAAACCCTCCGGCAGCGTGACCGGCCGGTCGCCGGCCCTACCCCCCCCATGAAAATGGCCGCCGGCCAGCAGGCCAGCAGGCCAGCAACCGACCGACCGCAGGCCAGCAACCGACCGGCCAGCAGCAACCGACCGACCGGCCGCAGCTTGCAGCAGGAAAGCCGGCGGCTGCGGCGGCATGGCGTGGCGTTTTTACCAGGGCGTTTTATTGGCGGGTAATTGTAGGGAGCCGGCAGGCCATTGTCATATTGTCAAATTGTCAACGGAAAATAATTAGCACTTAGGCTCTTACTTATGAGTCAAATTGTCAAAAGACAATGTGACATATAAACTAGTTTAGGGATTTTTAGCGCCAGCATAGGGCGGCCGGAATTATAGGTCATATAGGTCAATTGTCATTCCTATTTTAGTCGCGCCAATAGTAACCCTATATTTATCAATTTTAATCTACTTAAATATATCTAATAAAATGACAATTTGACCTATAAATCTTTTCGCGCTTTGCGTTTATTGGCGCTATCAATTGTCATTTGGCCATTGTCATTTGACAATTAGAGACAATATTTTGACAATTTTTTACTTTTCTGTTGTATATGCAACAATAATTGTTGCAATAGTTAAAAAAGCATGATACCCTCTAATAGCAGTACGCAACAAACAAACAGAAAGAAAGGCAAACAAAATGCAACAATACATAACGCAAGCAAGATATATAGCTAAAGATGGCGGGTATAAAATTGCGCCCGTTGACTATTCACCATATCTTGAAAAGGATATTTCAGAGCAAGCTGCAATTGAGCAAGCGCTAGAAATATTCGAAAGATTGCAAGATGATTTTATTTCGTGGTAATTAACTAAACTAAAGGAAAACAAAATGCAAATAGATAAAATAATCAGTTTCAATACAGGCCGCCAATACAGTGATAAAGGGCAGCGTATTGCAGCTGCTGTACGCAATGGCGTAGTAATTATGGTAGATATTGACCGCGGTATAGATTACGCGTTATTTGGCGCATCATTAGAGCGTAATTCAATAATGAATGCTTATGACGATCCAGAACTACATTGTTCAGTTGGTGCGATGCCAGAACTATTTAATGATAATTACAAGCTAATGAGTAAATTTATTAAAGAATTGGAAGATCACGCCTTACTAGCATCGCCTGGTTGTTTATTACCTAAGTAATAAGCTAATAAGCGCCGCCCTGGCGCTTATTGGATTGTTATTTTAACGATCAATAAACTAATCTAAACTAAAGGAAACTAAAATGCAATTTTCAATTAAACAATCGCAGCTGAAGGCCATGTTAAACCTAGCAGCAAAGCAGGATATTAGATATTACTTAAATGGCGTATTCGTAGAATTTAATCAAACCACTACCCGCCTGGTCGCAACGTGCGGCCATAAGATGGGATTATTAAATCATCCTAGCGAAGATAACCAGGGCGCAAGCGCTTTGATCATCCCTAGAGATGTAATCGAAAATCTACCTAAGTCACCTAGCAAGGCCTATGATCCTGAGCTAACAATCACAAAATGCCCTATTAATCATGCGAGCTGGACTATCGTAATACCAGGCGGCACGCAAATAGTATTCCAGCAAATCGAGGGTACTTTTCCCGATTATCGGCGGGTATGCAATTTTAAAACCAGCGGCGAGGCGGCCAGCTTTAATTACGAATACCTGGTCCAATTCTTAAAAGTACAGCACGCCTTAGGTGGATCTAAAACCAGTACCGTCAATCTATACCAAAATGGTACAAGCGGCGCCCTGGTCACTCTAGCTGGCGTTGATAATTTTGCTGGCGTGATCATGCCAATACGTAGCGACGCAACAAACCAGGCGGGTGCCATGATGGATAATGAGCTATTAAAGTTATTACCTGATACAAGCGCAGGCGACGCCGCCGCAGCTGCGGCCTAAGTGTTATCTTATAAGCGCTCTATCCAGGGCGCTTATGGGGCTAATATTTGGCCAATAAACTAAACTAAACTAAAGTAAAGGAATCTAAACTATGTACCAAAATGTTAATTTTACGGACTTTCATACCGCATTTAAGCAGCTGCGGCCTAATAATTTTTCTTATGAGGGCTTGCAGGCCTTATTCGAATATTGCGAGGATTATGAGCGCGACAGCGGCGATCTGCAGGAGTTGGACGTCATCGCGCTATGCTGCGACGTGACAGAAGATAAACCCCTAAGCATCGCCCTAGGCTATCGTATTGATCTAAGCGCGGTAGACTTAGGCGACGATCCCGCGATCCGCGCCCTGGTGCTAGATCACTTGCAGGATCATACTACCGTTGTGGGTGAAACTGCGGATTCTATTTTATTCGTAAACTATTAAGGGCTAAACCATGAAAACATTTTTAGACTATCTTTTAGGCGGCATATTCGCGGCCGCCATGGGCTTAGGCCTTGCGCTTATTTATATCTATAGAACGGGGGGTTTCTAATGTATATCGTACGGTATCGCATCCAGGGTGAGGATTACTCAATTCGATTTAATGATAAAACAAGCGCGCAACTATTCGCGGCGCGTTATAACGGGAAGGTTACAACGTGATATTTATTTTAATTGGCCTTGTATTGGCCGGCATTGTGGCGTATTGGCTTGATCTTTAGCTAGCCACTAACCCGCCGCCCCTAGCTAACCCCTAGGGGTTTTTTTACGCCTAGCGCTTGCAGCTGCCGACCAGCTGCCGACCAGCTGCCGCCGGCGCCCGACGCCCACGCCATGCGCGGGAGCCATTTCATTTTAAATCTTGCAGGCAGACGCTCCCGTTTTTTGTAGGCAAACGCTCTCATTTTTTGCAGGAAAACGCTCCCGTTTTTTGGTTCATTTTGTATTGACTTTTTGAGGCATAGGCGCATCCTCTACTGCACGCCGTAACTCAGACTTACTAAGCGTACTAGCTACTTCAGGCGCAGCATAGATATGTTTCTTACTGGTAAAATCCGCGCTAGCTAACCTGCCCATATCAACCCAGCCTGCCTCCTTCAAGGCATGGAGGAGCGCTGCTTGGGGTACCTTAACATTAGAAGGCGCTAACCCTGTCAATCTATCGCATAATGCGTGCATGGGTGATCCAATGACGCCACGGGCAAATTCACCCTTACGGGCGCGCAGCATCTCCACGAGGAAGGACTCAGCCATACTCATGCCATGTTCAACTAAATTAGCCTTAAACTCGGTCATCGCCGGCGCTGCGGCAGGGTTAAACTTAGTTACATCACGGGCGTGCAGCCACGCGGCAATACACTCAAACCCACCAGCACGGTACCACGCCCACAACGCCTGCGCTACTCTAGCATCCATCCTAGCTGCTGCTGACCAAACACAAAACCAACGACGATCTTGAGACGCTAACGAAATAGGCACGGGATCATTTGAGAACGCAAGAACGAACACACGGTTAGCCATTTGATACGGGTGCAGTCCTTTCCTATTTATTGGCAACATCTCAGGCGGCGCGGCTATGATGGGCTTGAGTTGATTGGCCAACTGCCTACGGGCGGACGCATCGGGTTCTTTTAACTCATTAATTAATAAAATTTCAGACTCTAATTGATAACCCCATTGACTATTAATCGAGTTGTTATCCATGATGCCACGGTTCTTTAAATGCGAACCGCACACCGCCCAAATGAACGGCGCCCACATCGTGTCCTTGCCACTACCCTCATCGCCGCCATGCAATACGGCATGATTGATCTTAACTTGCGGGTGCTGCACTTTGCAGGCCATGATGTCAAGCAAGTGTTCTAACTCGGCAGGCTCAGGCACCAGCTCACGGCAATGATCTAACCAGGGCGCTATTGTCGATTCGGACACGGCCACGCCTGATACATCAGGCCTAGCGTCACGCCAACGGTTGCCATAAAGATCGCCGTCACGGGCGACTAACACAGTCTCACCCGCAGCGTAGGTAATCCCAACGAGCGCCTTAGCGCCCATTGTTTGTCTGTTCTGGTCAAAGCAGATAGACGCCTCAACCTTGGTGGTAGGCGCATGGATGGACATACACTTGATGTGGCGGAATAGCGCATTGAACGTCTGCCGCGACACTTCGCGTCTGTCTTGCATATCGAAATAGGACTCATCGTCTTGGACGTAAGCGAACCTTTCGTACCACTTGGACTTCTCGACGCGGCCTAACTCTTTACGCTCGACTTCGGCAATCTTGGCATCGGCGTCATCGGTGAACATATCAGACGGGGTAATCTTGGCAAGCGCTACAGTCATCGCCTCAGCGATCAGTTGGTCACGCAGGCCATGCGTCACTTTAGGGCCACCATTAGCGGCTACCCAATCGAGAAATGTTTGACTGCCAAAATCGACACAATGCGAGTGCAGACAACAATAACTGCGATCTAAGGGTTTGTACCGACCTTCGGGGTTGCCATCGGTGTGTTCGGCATTGTTTGGGCAAGTGACTGATAGCCACCCTTCGCCGTTGATCTTGGAAAGAACCATGCCTTGATCATTCATCCATGCTAACACATCATCGCCGCCATTGTCGGCAAGTCTGATTGGCGCATAGTGGTTCGTATCAGCAGGCGCAGGCGTTACACCTAGCGCCGTGCAGATGTCGCCGAGCGTATAGTCACGCTCAGGGTGAAACTCTACGAGCTTGGCTTCGAAGTTATCACGCCCAGGCTTCAGGTTAATCGAGCCTGGCAGACGCACATTGCGGACTGCATTAGTTGCGCCTGCATCGGTGTAACCTGCCGCAGCAATGGCCTTGACCGCTGCCGTGAACTCACCCTTGGTGGGTTGCTCCGAGAAAGCATAGCCATACTGAAAATTATCAGGCGATGTCTCTAAAATCCATGTCGGTGCAAGAGGCGGGGTCTTGGACTTCGTACCGATGTCATCTAACATCATAAACAAAACAAACTCACAGTTGACTGCGGACGCTGATACGCGCCCATCTTCGAAACGATCTATGATAAATGACGCCGTATTGATGTACCACGCCTCACCAGCTCGCATCTTCTGACTTGGCAAGTACGCAGGCCATGTGCATTTGATAGCACCGTCAGCGTGCAACTGTAATTCGCCATCTTTTAACTGTGGCTTTTGGCGCACAATCAAGGCAGTCTCGCCATCGGGGGCTAATTGTGTGATAAACTCTAAAAAGTTGTGCATTTTGTGTTTTCCTTCCGTGAATGAGTTGCCCCTAGCCGAAAACTAGGGGTTTTTTTTTTACTTTCCATACCTTGTCATAACGCTTGCCTCTACGTCTAAAGGTAAACCCTCTGCCCATGCGGGTGGGGTACACATAACGTCTTTCATTTTTTGTACTGCTATTTCAGGTGTTGCTGACTCGACCACAATTTCATCATGGATGTGCAAAACCACATCATCCAAGCCTCGCAAAGCGTGTCGCAATAAGTCATTGGCGACTGCTTGCGTGATGTTTTCACAGGCGAGTCCTTTCCACAGTCTTGCTCTTGGCCACTCTTTAGCGTCTGCTGCGGGTTTCCACGATGCTTTGGCATAACTGACTCCATCTGTATCTAACCGTGCGAAGGGATAGCATAACACACGACCACTTGGAAGTGCATACCACAAGTGTTGCCCATCAAATAAATAGGTTACACGGCCTGCTCTAAACTCATGTCCTTTATTACGCATCGCCCGTGTATAAGCATTTTCGAGATCTTGCCAATACGGTACTGACCACGGGTTCGCTAGACGCCACGCATTGACCATGCGCTTGGCTTCGGGTTCGGGTAACAAAATACCATACGCTCTACCCATTGCAGCGAACGCTCCCACGCCACCTGCGAATCCGCACGCTAACTCTTGCACCTTACCAATCTGTCTCTGCTCGGATGTAATCTGATCAACAGGTACATGGAATGTCGCACTAGCGTTGACCTTGTAGACATCTTCGCCAGTACGAAACAGGTCTAACTTCTTGATGCCTGCTGGACAGTTAGACAACCACGGATTGACGCGTGCTTCAACGGCTGCCCAATCAGCAACGACTAATGATTTTCCCCTATCGGATACGAGGGCAGGTCGGAGCATTGACTTGAGTACATCGGTAATTCGGCGTCCAAAGGCAGGGACAATTGAGTGGCCTCTAACCATAGCGGATCTAACGGCATCAGGTTCTTTGGCACACTTTCGGGTAAAGTTGTGGACTTGCGCTCCGTAACTACTTGCCCTACCTGTGGCTGCGCCACCAGCAAAGACAAATGCTCCACGAACTCGGTTATCTTCTTCATCAGCTAACTCCTTTAATCTTTTAAATTTTGCGACACTAGACGCCCATAAGTCGTCCGCGCTTTGGATAACATCTGCAACTTGCGGCGGTATTTCATTGGGATTTTCTTCAGCAAGAGCAAGTAGATTAGCACGAACTGTTTTATCGATTGAATATTTTTTGTCACCATCTTTGTAGTTTTCCATCAATTTCTTGGCCTGATCGCCAACTCTTGCAAGCACCCACTCGCGCATCCGTGGGCTTCTTACGCTTAATATTTCACCATCTGTTAATTCTGCTACTAAATTCTCTATTTCTATCAACTCTGCACTTGCGTACTTGATAGCTGACTCGGCTAAGGGTTTATCTAGCAACACCCCACGATCATTAATCTTCTCATTCACATGATAGTCTAACAGCTCATCATCTGAAAGCTGGCGCATAGCTTGACTAATCGCACGCATTGCTCTGACATCCTGCTCGCAGTAGGCGACCATCTCAGCCATGAGTGTGACGTCATTGTTAAATGTACCATCGGCTTTGGGGATAGATAGCAAGCGAATCAATTGATTGCCACGGTGATCCTTACGCATATTCACGCTTGCGAATCTGCCCACGTCATCAAGCGAGCCTGGCGCACAGTTGGCACGCGCCTGCGTAGCTGTACAATAGAACTGTTCCGTAGTCGGTTCTGGGATTCCTTTGTCTGGGCATAAGACGTACCACATAATCAAGCGCTCGAAGGCAGCGTTATGCGCCCTTATTTGACCACCTGATA